ACTGTTGGTGGCACTGGATTTTTTGCTATTGGGGATGAAACGCCCATCAAGTAATCTTCGATCTGTGATTTGTCCTTGGCTGTCAATATCAGCAATAATTTGTACATAATGCTGATGAGCAGCTTGATCTAAATAATCGGTTTTATTACGCGTTAAAAACTGAATTTCCGTTTCATAAGCACCCGTTACAGTGCAATGATGTACGACATCAACATAAATAGAACAGGGGAGGTTAGTCGCATTAATTTCAGTGTGTTGGGGTAAATTTGCTCGCACGCCCTCAATATATGCTGTACCTGCATTGATGTTGTAAATATTGCCTGTTTTTCGACTTACTAAAAAACCATCATCAAAAAAGACCGCTCTTCCATACATATCTCTGTTTGTCAGGCGAATTTTTTCATCAAGCCCTGATAAGCGAAGGGTGAAATCAATTTGCCACGTTTGGGCATTCACATTGATATTGGTTAAAGTTTTGGCATTGCTAAATTCCAACAAGACGGAGCGTGTAATGCTGTTACCTTGTACGCCCGCTTTATTTTTGATTTTTTTAATGGGTTCAGATTGAATAGCACAAGCAAGCAATTTTTTGCTTTTGTTAATTAAGCCAATAAAATTATAATTCCAATCACCAACTTCAGTGCCAATTGTTACGGAATAAACCACCGAATTTTGATTGACTACACCCGCTTTTGAAACCGCTTGTCGGTGAACAATATGATCATTCACCGCAGATAAGGTTAAATAATCCGTTAAATTATGCTCATTCAGTGCGGGAATATTGGCAAAAATAAATTCATCAAAAATAACTGTGCCATTATTGACGGTCTGCTGTGCAATATATTGTTCAAATTCAGGCGTTAATAAATTAGCCATTTTTCACCTCTTATTTTTATTATTGTTATACGTTGGCTTTAAAATGATACGCACGATAATCACAGTCAAATTCACCGTGATAAATGGTGAGTTTATTATTTGTCATTACTTCAAACGTATATCGGCGACAAGTTCGCCCATATTTGCGAATAATTAACATTAATAATTCAGGATTTTTTGCAAGTTGTGAGTCATTAAGTTTAATTTTAATGACATCCCAATTTTCTAAATCAAAGCGTTCTTCAATTTCCACATAGCCAATGCCTAAGCGCTCAAAAATACGAATGAAACCCGCCTTGCTGCCTGCATCTTTAGCATTTAAAAAGGCATATTTCACGCGCTTGCGATAAAGATCTAATGGTTCGCCTTTGAAACGTTCAATATCACGCGCATACGCGATCAAATTTAAAATAGTTTCACTGCATTTTTCTTCGTCAAAAATAGAAAACGGCGTGGATAACATCCTTAAACTATAAGCCCACCATTTTTCAAAAAGTCGGGCGATTTTATTTAATTCGCCTTTATCCAACCAAAAAGGCAAGGTTATTTTTATCATTGTTCTATACTCACCGTTAAAGATTGAATGCGTGGAATAGCGAGATCGCTCAAAATATCCTGTTGTCCCCAAATAATTGAGGAAATCGACGGTTGAGCTTCGTGAATTTCTTCACCTAACCGCGACCAAGAAAAGCGGCTGTGCGGATAGGTTTTAGTTACCGCATAATTATTATTTTCGCGGAATGCACAGCGGATCATATTTTCTACTTGGGTTTTAATTTCAGTTTGTTTTAATTCGCTCACATTTTGGCTAGGAGCAAAATAAAGTTTACAGGTTAAACGATGTTGCGTTTCAGGCATTGCAAAGCAAAGTAAATCGTCCCCGTGTCCGTGATATCCCTCATCACGAACATAGTGATTAACGCGATCGACAAAAGGCTGACTGGTTACCCCCGTATCTAATAAAAGATAGGCGTTCGCTGTTCCCGGTCCTCTTGGTGCGTCGTGTTTAAAGTAAATACGATCCACAGATAACCCAGCAATTTTGGCTATCATTCCGCGATAAACGCTATCAATATGATGTTGTCCCACGCTAGAAAACTGAGTGCGATAGCGTTGGCGTAACTCTTCGTCGGTTTCTTTATCTGATCCCGGTGTAAGCAACCATTCGGCTTCATTGAGTACGCTTTCAATGCCGTTAATGGGTTCGGGTAAAATGCGGTAGTAGCCTGACGCAAGGTTGTAATCACTGCCCGCAAATTCTGCAAGAACAGGGACTTTGCCACTGATAAACCCTTGCGGGATCACCGTATCAGCGGTAACAATCAAGCGAAAAATGATGTTATTAATCCGTTCGGTTTGAATAATCGTGCCTTGTGGGATCGTGATTGGGGTTAATTCACTTTGCTTGTAAAAGGTGATAACGCCCTCGGCTTTAGTCGCCTCTTTAAAATCCAATCCCACCGCCCAAGCCTGAATCTGTAACCATTTTCCCTTTGCGGTTTTTACAAATAAATTCGGCAAAATTTCACTGATTAAATGATGAGTAAGCCATTTCACAGGCTGAATAGCAACCGCGGAGATTAAACGCCAAAAAGGCGACATTCGGCTAGTGTTAGTGATTAGCCCCTCTTGCTGTGTGAGCCGTTCAAATTCTTGGCGAATTTCGCTTTCTTCTGTGGGTAATCCTGAATCAACAAGGATTTGTTTAAATTCATTACTCATTGACGTTAATTCCTAAATTGATCGAACCAAAATCATAGGTTTCTGCGGTTAAAAATAAGCGGTTCGGGCTTTCTTCCTCAATCGTGATAGTTCCAGGGATAAGCCGTTCATCATCTTCAGCTAAAAAAAATCATTTGCAAAATAATATCGCGGCGTAAAATTTTGCTCCGTTCCGCGATTAATTGCGTCGCCAAGCCACTTTCCAAAATCGCGTGCTTAATATCTTGGGCGATAGATTGCTGGTTGTAGCATAATATCGGCAAGCCGCCGCTATCTAAGGTTAAATCTTCGTTTTTGATCAATAAGTCAAAATACAGCTTATCCATATTAAGCAGCTCCAAGTGCGGTTCTATCCTGCATTTGTTTTTCAAATGCCTTTGGATCATTTGCATACACATTTACTCCACCGTAATTCACGGTGTGCGAGGTTTGATTTGAAATGTTTTTGTTTGCCAAAAAGCCTTGCTTAAATTCGGTTTTCGGTTTCACCGCGTCAGGAAGCGACGGCAAGACCGCGGTATTGCCTGCATTTGCGGCAAGGTTTGCCGCGTTCAGTGAATGGCTTAAGCTCGCCATTTTTTCTGCACTTGTTAGCGAGTTATTTGTGCTTTCTGTGCTAACAGTTGGGATTAAATCAATATTCACGCCCGGCAATTTATTCAGCTTCTCAATCAGCCAATTCACCATTCCGATGAGGCTATTTTTTAGGCTGTTATACGCGTTCGTAAAAATATCAGTCATCCCTTGCCCTAACTTTTTAAAACTCTCTAATGGGCTGATGTTGGAGAAAAACGCCACCACTTGATCCCAACCGTTTTGAATACCCGCCCATAAATCCGTAAATACGGCAGAAATACCATCCCACAATTCCGCTAGCACACCGCTGAAACTTCCCCAAAGTTCAGAAAGCCACTGCGTAAAGGCGTTCCATTGTGCCGTGAGCCATTCCCAGCCTGCTAAACAAGCGGCTTTGATGTTGTCCCAGTTGGCATAAATGGCATAACCAATTAAGGCAATCGCTGCAATGATCCAGCCTATAGGGCCACTCATTGCTGTCCACATTACCCTTGCACCAATCGAAATCACTTTCATCACGGTGTTAATCACCCACATTGTCGCCGCCCAAAGTTTATTAAGCACAATATTGAGTTTTGTCGCTTGTGCGAGTTTTGTAATGATTGCCCAAGCCCCTTTCATCGATCCCCACCAAAGCCCGAAAATGCCTTTTAAGGTCATAATCACAGGTCCAACGGCAGCAAATCCCATTAAGGCACTGAATAAATAGCCAATCCAACGGGCAATATTGCGATAAGTGTTAAGCCACACTAAAAAGCCGTGCCCTATAGCAACCACTTTGCTTAAAATTGGGTAAAGAACGGGTTGCAATGAAGCCCCGATTGAAATCGAAATGCCTTTCACCATTGCCTGCAATTGTTCCCACACATCCGTCATTTTGTGTGCCTGTGCGCTCACCGCATCCATTCCTTTTACATTGGCGAGTTTGTCTATATTGGTAGCAAGTTGATCTGTGCCATCAATCGTATTGGCGATAAATTTATAAGCGCTATCACCGCCAAAGGCTTTTTTCAAAATGTCCCGATGTTTGGTTACATCGCCAAACTTGGCTTTTAATTTGCGTAAAATTTTGTCGGTGCTAAGTAGTTTGCCGTTGTTGTCGTGAAAGCTCATTCCAAGTTTCTTCTCTGCGGAATCAAGCCCTAGTAAGAAACTTTCAAATTGTTTTCCTGCTTTTGTGGTATCCACTTTATCGCCTAACTGACCGATCACCGCCATTTGTTCACCAAGAGAAACGCCCATTTTTTGGGCTGTGCCTGAAACGGTTTTAAAACCCGCTTCAATATCAGTAACACTGGATTTAAATAGGGTTGTAGCGATTGCAGTTTGTGAGGCGACTTTTTCCGCCCATTGCACTTTGCCCACACTGTCTGCTTCGTTTTTGTAAATGCTGTAAAGGCGGGAAAGGTAATCTTTTGCACTGTTCGCGTCGGTTTTGATTGCTGCTGCCATTACATTTGTGGTTTTGGTTAAACCGCTTAATTCAAGATCGGAAAGTTCGCCGAAGGCTTGTTTAATGCCATAGGCAGATTTCACCACTTCAACGGAATCTTTGCCATACTCCACGGCAAATTCGGTGGCTGTATTGCGAAGTTTCTCAATCGCACTATCAGCCACACCAAGAGAAGCCACCTCACCTAAAGCCCTATCCATCTCGATTGCGGGCATTAAGGCGGCTTGCATACTTTTACCCACCGCAAAAAGCCCCGCCCCACCCATTGCAATATTGCTCATTGCGGATTTTGTTTTGCTAACAAAATTATCAACGCCTTTGCTTACGCCTTTGAGTGGACCAGTCATTTTGTCGGTTAAATGGATTACATAATCCAAGCCTTTAATTGCCATCTTTTACCCTAAAAACATTTGCTTATCCCATTTGCGACGGTGTTCGCCATATTCTCCCAGTGCCTTTTGTCTAGCCATAAGGCACGGGCTAAATTTTGAGGGTGGTTATCGGCGTGCGGTAAATAGTGCATACGCAAGGCGATCGCTTGTGCGTAGCCGTTTTGCTCCAACCGTTCCACCCTCTCAATTAGTTTTTTACTTTAACTTCAATATCAGCCACAAAGGCCTTATTGACTTTTTCTGCTAACGCCAACGCCACACCTGGCACATTAATAATTTGTAGCAAGGTTTCTTTGTGTTCCTTGCTGATTGTCGCAAGCAGATAATCTTTGATCGGCGTGATACGGTTGTCTTTTTCGACTTCGTTCGTAAACGCGTCAAACGCGGCATCATCACGATTAAAAGTTAATTCAATGCCGTTAATTTCAACGGTAAGCGTATTTTTAATGCCGAATTTTTCAAGTAATTGGGTTGCTTCATTTTTCATTGTGTTTTTCCTTTTGGTTTCTTATTGTTGTAAAAATTGGTTGTAGTCGCTAATACACTGCTTTAATGTGCGGTTAGCTAATTGGCATTGGCTCAAATTGTGCTGATAATCTATTAAGGCAGTTGCTAAATCGCCATTGGTTTTAATCGCTAGCGTAGGGCGATCGCAACTTGCTACAATCGGGCAAATAATTACTTGAGCCGTGTTAATGGGCTGCGTTGAGCAACCGAATAACATCATCAGGCACAGACTCATTAGCCCAGTTTTTATGTTTTTCATTTGCCACCTTTAACGCATTTTGTTTTTGTTGATAAAGTGCGGTGTTTTTTTCTGCCATTTTTGACGCTTGTTCAGTCATCGCGTGTAATTTTTCCAACCGCTGAACCATCGCCTTTTCTTGCTTTTCAAGTTGTACGACTTGCTGACTAAGTAGGCGGTTTTCTTGCTTTAATTTGGTGTTTTGGGAACTCATAAACGCGATAAATAGCACACCGAAGAACATCACCACAAACAAGCCAATATCCGCAAAATTTAACCGTCCAAACATAAATCACGCTCCTTTTTTCTCCGCTCAATCAGCCCTTTAAGGGGCTTCCCGTTGCTATAAACCCAGCGGGAAAACTGATCGCACATTGCGGGGCTGTAACCTTGTTTGGCGAGTTTAAACAGGGTACTTTTTTGCATTTTTCCGCAGCCTACGTTATAAGTAATACTCACCAAGGCATCAAATGCCCCTTGTGGCATTGCTTGCCCGTTGGCGTGTTGGTTTACGCATTGTTCTGCTTGTTTAATCCCTTTGGCATACAAGCGGGCGATCTCATCAGGGGAATAAATTTTATTCGGCTTAATTTTTTCTACGTTGTCCGTTGTGCCGATACCTACCGTTAGCACATCACTTGGGCATTGATAAGGATTGCGTACACAGCCTTCTGCGTTGGCAATCAGTTGCAAACCTTGCGGGCTGGTGCGTAAATCTTGGCTATATTTCGCTCCAACAAGGGCAAGCACAGCGAAAACCGCACACATTAATAATCCTTTATGGTTTGTTTTTTGGCTCATTTTCATTGCGATATTTCCGTTCGATTTCTTGTTTACGTAGTTTCAGCTCACGATGTTTAAAATAAAAATTCATTGCGATAGTGCAAAAACCAAAAACAATACTGGCAATCGCTGCGGCTTCATTTGGCGATAAGCTGCCAAAAGCCACGGCAACCGATCCTGAAATCGGAGCAGTATTGGTTTTGAAAAAATTGATAATGTCGTTAAACATTGGTACACCTCAAAAAGATTGGCGAACGCGTTTCTCTTGTGTTTATTATTATTGTTATGTTAATGCCAAACGGTCGCCAAATAGGGTTAGCCGATTAAATCGCGGGTGTCGTAGCTAGAGAGATACGGCACGCCATCAATGCGAACAAAATCGGGGCTAGTTACAAAATATTTGATTTTACGGGTGGATTTACTGCCGCCTTTAGGATCAATATCTAATAAATCTGTAAGAAGTAATTTACAGCCGAAGGCTTCCACTTTTTGGCGTTCGCTACCACGTTTGGCAAAAAACACAATATCGGTTTCGGGTAAATCCCGATAGCTCCCCACAGCCGCCGCAACCATTTTGATTTTGCCGAAGTTTTTTGTATCTACTTCAAGCTCACCTTCGGCGGATACATCACCATCAACATAATTGTCTGGTACGCCTCGGCTGGTTGCGACTGTCGTATTGTCTGTGATAGAAAGGCTCGCCGCCTCAACGTGGATCGGCTGACCTAACATATAAATATCAAAGTTCATTCCTGAAATTCTTGCACTCATTGCCTTAATCTCCTAAGGTGGTTAAATCTAAGAAAATATTGACTTCGATGCCTTTCGGGCAATCATAAGTTCGCACTTTCATATAAATCTTGACTTCGTTTTTATTCATCCAGTTAATCACGATATCGCCTTCTTTCGGTGGCATACATTCTCCAGGGAAGGTGATCCCCGCAATTTGGGTGGATTTACTCATTTCGCGTAAAGGGCTTGCGAAATAAGTTTGGTGAAACTCAGTACTTGATGAGGTTGAGTTAAATGAACGATCGGCAATTTTCGCAATGGCAAGTAATCGCACTTTACGAGCCGCTTTATCAATTACCCGCACATTTTCGATCGCTTGATAATCACCACCTTCTACATCAAGGGTTCGCCCATCAGACCAATAGTAGCCATCATAGTCGGGATACCACATAAACGTGGAATAGCGGGCTTGCTCAAGGCTTTTTAGGTGTGCAATGGTGATTTCATTGCCGTCTTTGTCTTTCGGTTTGTTATCACCAATATTCACCAATGCCCCCGTTTTAACGCGAGCGGGGCTATCCGCGACGGAAACCGCAGAATTGGCTAAACGTCCAGCCAACGCACCAACATCATTACCCATTAAATTAGGCACAAGCATAACGTGTTCGGCAACGATCTCTTGTTGTAGGGTAACGAGTTTAGAAACGTATTCGTCCCACGTTTCGCCCTCGCTTGGATCAGCGTTAATTCCGCCGATTGACTGAATAAAAAAGGTGCGACGAGAAAGGGAATTAAGCAATTCTTTATATAAGGTTTGCAACGCGTTGATTTTGCTTTTATCAATGCCTGTGGTGTAGGTATTGACGCAAAATTCAAAACTTGCCACACTTTGAGCCGCTTTCACGCACTCGACAAAGTCATAACCGCTTTCATCAGCAATATAAACGTGGGCGTACCAATCTGAATTGGCATTGACCATCGCGGTATGCACCTGTTTTTTTAACTCGGTTTCAGTTGTGCCAAAAACCTTGTCTAAATCACTGTCAGGGGTGATCGCAATCAATTTCCCTTTATTAGTTTCACCCACGCCAACAAATAGGGCGTGGCGTTCAATTTCTTTTGTCGGGCCACTTAATTGATTAAGGGCGTTAATTCGTACATAAGGGTACATAGTGATTGACCTCTTGTTATAGTTGTAATTGTTTGATCAATATTCGTCTTTAGATTTACGCAATAAGCGAATTTCTTTTAAAATGTTGGGTAATCGATACGCGGTAATAATGGCAATAATGCAAAGTGTGGGTTGTAAAATGCCGTATTCCATAATAATTTCCTTGCTCGTTCTGATTAATGCGATATAATCCATCTTATTTAATCCTTACCTTCATTAAGGGTTAATCTGAACCTCGAGTGATTGCCGTCATTCGGGGTTATTTTTTGTTATAAATTTCTAAAGCGTTAAATGTATTCCGCTTCTTTCAAAGGCTTTAAAAAGCTCTTCTGTGATAACTTCAGCATTACGTTGTTCATTTTCATCAAGAAATTCTCGCTTAGTCATTTTGTAAGAACGCAAGCCGCGGCGAATTTTGATACCTTGTTTTTCTTCAATCATTCGGATAATTAAACCAGCTTGACCACGAGAAAGACGACTTGTGATGTCTTTCATACTGGCATTTTTCCGTTTTGTTTTACCGTTTTTTAATTTCTTTCCTGTCGATACGGTGTAACCTAATTCTTTTAGCCTTTTGGCTTGCTTTGGTGTTGCTTTTTGATTATTTTGTTTTAGCAATCTTTCAAGATGAATTTTGTCTTGCTCATTCTGAACATTGGTAACTTCTAGCCCGTATTGATGAATAGCGGCAACTTGAGCCGATCTTTTATCTGTATAAGTTAAACGTCCTTGATTGCCGTTAAACTCTAATTTTGAATTTAAATATTGCCCGCGTCGGCGGAGCATTTTATTTTTTAAGCCTTTACGCGGTTTTTCCGTGGTTTCCACGGTTTACCTTCTGGTGTTTGTTGCCGAGTAACATTTTGTTCTGTTTTGCGTTTTAAACGCCACAACACTCGTTGCATTGTCTGCTGTTTTATTTTCGGAGATAAACGGAAATAATTAGCTAGACTTTTAAATTGCTTGAGTGTTTCCTTAGTAAAGCCACCTGTAACGTGCATAAGAAATTAGCTCTCTTTTTTCGTGGTTAAATCAAAATGTTCAGCGTGGTCTATATGAATTTCATCAAGTTTGTACCGCTGACCGTCAATTTCTAACGTGCCTTTTGGATCAATAACGGCGGTAATTGGCTCTTGAAATTCAATATCAAAGGTTAAATCTGCCGTGTCATCGTCATAAATATCTAAGCTAAAATCACAATCCGCAAAATCTAATTGGCAACGTAATTCATCGTGTTCATTAAGCCACGTTTGAATTTGAGCCATAACCAACGCGGCGGATAATTTACGATAAGGAAACTCATTAAAAAGCAACGTAGCTGAATAGCGAATATGAGCAACCTCAATTCCTGTTGGGGTAATATCGCCACCTTGATTAATCAATGATCCTTTTTCAATCCAAGAATAAAGGTTCTTCCGATAACTTTCGGGGAGCTGCTTTTTTAAAAATTCGGTTAATTGTTGATACAACATTAAAGTAGCCATACATTCCCCCGTTTTTTCCCTTTTAATCGGCGAATGGCAAAGTAGGATTCAGCTAACAAGCTTTTTTTGTTCTTGCACTAAAGTGCGCCCTTCGTGAATTTCCCTTGCGGAAAGCGTGAGAAATTCGGGCAATAAATCCGCTTTTGCTCGCGCAAATACTGCTTTTTTGTATTGGGTTTGCGCAAAGTTTTCACCGCCAATTTGCACACTGCTAATTTCGCTCACTTGGTTAATGCCTTGTGCTTGATACTGTGCCGCAACACCTTCTAGTTCTAAATTGACTTCTTGCATTGCTTGAATTAGCACAGCTTTAATCATCTCCACAGGTACTTGAACCGGGATCGCACGTTGCTTTTGAAATTCACTCACTTCAATGTTGCCCCAAAAGCCGTTAGCGCTGATGACGCTGTCATCATATTCAACTGAAACCCCATTAAACATTGGCTTGCTCCTTGTGAGCTAAAGAAGTGCGGGATCGTAACTTTTCAATGACGTGATCAACTGTAAGATGACGCATATCCAAGTTAAGATCCGCACTTTGGTGGAGTTTTTTAAGTCGCATTACGATGCGATCAATCATTGAGTTCACGCCTGCTTTATGGTTATATTCCAAGGCTTTTTGCGCTAGGAATAATGCCATCTCTAGGCTTTCAATATTTCCCACGCTTGCCGCGTGAACTTCGCCTTGTGGGTTACGCAAAAACAAGGTGGCAGCAAATTTGTACCATTTCGCTGTTACGATTTCGTGTAAATGCCACGTTTTAGCCACCGCCTCAAACGTGTCAGTAAAGTAAGGCTCTGCGCTTTGACCTTGGTGAGCCATTCTTTCAGCCCACGCCAAAACTTGGTCAGCCACAAAGGTCGGCAAGGTACTGCGAAAATTGGCTGGCATTGCTTGGTTTTGGGCAATAGCCATTCTCGCCAATCGTGTAGCACTGCCCAAATCGCCAACATCAAAAGAATAGATAATGCAATAGGCAATAACGTCATTTTGATAAATTTCTCCTTTGGCAAAATATTCTTCAACCAACGGCAACCACTTTGGAAAAAAGTGATTGCGTTTGTATTCTGCACGGTCTGCAAGGCTAGGGAGTGAGCGAATTTTCTCAACGTCATTTTTTAAGGCAATATCAATCACCTCTTGCTGACTATGCGAAACGACATCAGCCACTTTTGCCGCCTCTGGATTTTCAAGTGCGGTTAGTTTCTCCATTCGTTTTTGAAATTCACGCATTCCCATTTTTTACCCCTTAGCTTTCACCTGCAAATTTGACTTTTTTTGTGATCGATTGCGGTCATTAAGCCTAAATCCTCAACCACATAGCCTTCTTGGCGATAGTAAGAGGTAATCACCCCTTTACGATCTTCATCACTACGCAATGCACGGCGTACGCTTTCCGCTTCGGTGTACACACTCAAATTACTTAATGCCGTTACCACCGCACCACGAGCAGGGAAGTTAGGCGGAGTGATGGCATTCATACCGCCAAAGCTACCCATTAAATTATGCGAACCTAAAACGGCTTTTTCCGTTGGGGTTAAACCGTGCTGTTTCTGAATGAGTTTGGTTTCTTTGCTGACTAAATCCGCACCAACCAAGAACACTAAATCATTGCGGTTTTGATGACGATAATCTAAGCCTTGTTTTAAATCGTAGGCTAATTCATCAAGGTTGGCATAATCTGCACCTTCGCCGAAGATGGTGATTTTGCCGCTTGATGCCGTTCCTTCAGTCATAAAGTTAGCGGCTTTTTGTTCTGCAAGCAGTTTTAACCAACCTTTATTCACATCGGATAAATCCGGTTTAGTGGTGTTTTCTGCCACACTTTGACCGTTCCAACCAATTTGCAAAATGTCTAACGCCACTTGGTTTTGGAAATATTCGCTATAAAGCTCAACAAGGCGATCTTTGAACAATGCAAAAGAATCAAATAGTGCCCAAGGAATGAGAATACCGCTATCGGTTTCTGCTAATTCAAAGCCGTTTTGAGTGTGTTCCAATGAAGCAAGGTTACGACCGCTTTTCTTGCGACCGGTTACCCCTTTTTCAGTGGCTCCAAAGAGCTTGTTACCTTTCAAGGTAGCCACTTGCACCATATTGATCTGTTTCAAAAAGTCAGAACGTTGCTGAATATTTGAGCCTAATACGGCAGCTTCAGGGGCTTTCAGTGAAAAACTTTCACCGCGTAAAATTGCGTCCATTGGCACATTAAAATGTGCGGATAATGCCGCCGCAAGGGCGTAATATGCTTGACGATTCATTATTAAAATCCTTTACTTAAATCAATGTTATAGCCATTTACGGAATACACGTTTTCTTTGCCTTGTACTGGCACACCGTGAGGGATTGGCGTAGCTTCTTGTGCTAAGGTGTTGAATTTTTGCTCTAGTGCTTGGTAAGCACTTAAAAGCTGGTTAAATTCTTCTTTGGTCACGCCTTGAGTTTCCGCAGCAGGGACTTCTTTTGGTTGCTCTGCCTTTGGCTCTGCTGGCTTTTCAGGCTCTTGCTTGGCACTAAAAGCGGAAGCCACAGCGGTAGCGATCACTGCACCAAATTTGGCAAGTTGTTCATCGGTCATAAGGTTTTCCTCTTTGTTATTGTTATTATCGGATTGAGTTTGCTCATTGGTTTGAGCTGGTTTTACAAAAAATTCCTTTAACGCCCCAAGAAACCCGTGCTTAATTTTTTCTTCTTCGTTTTCTGTGGGAATAGCAAAATCAATTCTTACAAATTCGCCAAATTCGCTACCATTTTGATTTACATTGAAAAAATCAAGTTTTGTTGTTCCTGCGGAAGCTGGGTAATTCGTTACCCCTAAACCGAATAAATAGGCTTTTCCCGTATTTCGGAAATTCGGCATAATTTCAACGCTAGAAAATAAGCCTTGCCCTTCAGCATTGAGACTAACAAGATGTTGATTTGGGGCGATTACTGCATAAAGTTTGGTTTCGCCGTTAGGTTGATCTTCGGCTTTGAGTTCTAACACTTGCCCGAAACTCATAAAGCGGCGATGTTCTAACCATAAATTCGCGGTATATAATTCAGGATCATAGCTTTCTGCCATTTCGTGCAATTCGGCGGCAGTAATCTGACGACCATCAACGGAATAACCCGATGTCGCCACACAAATAAACCCGGTTTTGATTTTGCTTTCGTTCTTCATTTTTTCTGCCTTTTGGTTGCAAGGTTTCAATCATTACTTCGGGCATTCTTTCCCATCTTTGGCAAAAAATCACGGTGTAAAATTCGGATATGTTCGGATATACCGCAAAAACGAGCCATATCCGAACATATCCGAATTCTGTCGCTATTTTTTCCGTTGAAATGGCGAAAAATAGCGGTATGGATACGATCAAAACATTACGCAAGCGAAAATCCCAACGTTATTCTGATGAAGTGATTTACGGGGCAAGGCATTTATATTTGAAAAAATGGACACCTGCCGAAATTGCTCAAGAACTGGGGCTAAATTCTGCCCGCCCGATTTATTATTGGGCGGAGAAGTACAATTGGCGAAATTTAATCAACGAACAAGGCATAGAAGAATTGATTGCCTTGCGGATTATCACGCTCACGGAAAGAGAGGGCAAAACAGAGCAAGAAATCAAGGAATTAGAAGCCTTGATTGATAAGGATCTGCAATATAAAAAGCAACGGGCAACGCTAAGACAAAAGCAAACCGCTGAAAGTGAGAAAAATCAAAGTGCGGTGCAATTTGACGGAAATTTTGCGGACGCAACAGAACGCAAGAAAAAGCCGAAAAAAGCGAAAAATGACGTTTCGCACATTACGCCCGAAATGTTTCAGCCGTTTTTGGATACCTTGTTTGATTATCAGCTTATTTGCCGTGATAACAAGCATCATAAGGTGCGCAATATCCTGAAATCTCGCCAAGTGGGTATGACCTACTATTTCGCATTCGAAGCACTGGAAGATGCGATTTTAACGGGTGATAACCAAATCTTTTTATCTGCCTCAAAGCGCCAAGCAGAAATCTTTAAAACTTACATTATCAAAATGGCACGAGAATATTTTGAAGTGGAGTTAAAAGGCAATCCAATTATTTTAAGCAATGGTGCAGAGCTGCATTTTTTATCTACCAATAAATCTACCGCACAAGGTTATCACGGCCACGTTTTCGGTGATGAATATGCTTGGCTGCGAAATTTTGAAGAATTTAACACTGTGTCATCGGCAATGGCAACGCACAAAAAATGGCGTGAAACCTATTTTACTACCCCTTCTTCAAAATTTCACGGAGCTTATAAATTCTGGAGTGGTGAGCTTTGGAAACAGGGTTCTGCCGAGCGTAAAGATGTGGTATTCCCAAGAGTTGAAGCAATGCGAAAAGGCGGCTGCGTTTGCCCTGATGGGCAATGGCGTTATGTCATCACTATTGAAGATGCCATTGCGGGCGGGGCAGGCGTGCTATTTGATATTGACGCACTACGCCAAAAATATAGCCGTGCTGCGTTTGAACAGCTCTTTATGTGTAAGTGGGTTGATGATGCCGATTCCATTTTCACTATTTCTAAATTGCTCAAATGTGCGGTAGAAACGCACAAATGGAAAGACGTTAATTTTAACGATCCGAACCCGATCGGAGGGCGTGAAGTATGGGGCGGGTATGATCCCGCTCACAGTGTGGACGGAGCGAGTTTTGTTGTCATTGCTCCGCCCATTTTGCCAAAAGAAAAATTCCGTGTATTGGAACGCCACCAGTGGCACGGGCTTAGCTATAAGTATCAATCAGAACAAATTAAAGAACTGGCTGAAAAATACCATTTTACCCATATCGGCATTGATGCCACGGGCGTAGGTGTGGGGGTGTATGAAATGGTGAAAGATTTCGCCCCACGTGCAACCACCGCGATTAATTATAGCCCAGAGGTGAAAGCCTCAATGGTGTTGAAAGTCTATGATTTAGTTGAAAACGGCTTGATCGAATGGTCGGAGCAAGAAACGGATATTCCAGCCAGTTTCTTAATGATTAAACAGACCACCACCCGAAGCGGTGGGCAAATGACTTATATCGCTGACCGCACTAGCCAAAACCAGCACGCTGATGTGTTTTGGGCGATTTGTAATGCCGTTGATCACAAACCTCTTAATGAAAACAAAAAACGCCGCAGCGTTTGGAGAATGTAAAAATGACGAAAAAAAAGACCGCACGTTCAAAACATAAATCTGTTCAAGTGAAATCCTTCAACTGGAGTGAATTAGATAAAAACAGTCTAACGGGTTCCCCCGCGTTGGATTATATGGGCTTGGGCTTTGATAACACTTACAACTGCTATCTTCCACCGATTAATCGCCAAGTGTTGGCAAAACTCCCACACCAAAACGCCCAACATTGCGGCATTTTAAATAGCCGTGCCAATATGATCAGTAGTGATTATGCGGGTGGGGCATTGTCAAAAATGGATATGCGGGCGTTATGTTTAAATCTCATTCAGTTTGGCGACGTGGGCTTGCTCAAAATCCGCAATGGTTTTGGGCAAGTGGTACGGTTGCACGTGTTATCTTCCCTGTATTTGCGAGTGCGTAAAGACGGCGGCTATACCTATTTACTGCGTAAATCCTTGCTGAATGAAGATAACGAAGTGTATCAATTTGAGGCGAAAGACATCATTTTTATTAAGCTCTATGACCCAATGCAACAAGTTTACGGCTCACCCGATTATGTGGGCGGGATTCAATCCGCTTTGCTCAATTCAGATGCAACCATATTCCGCCGCCGTTATTTTAGCAATGGGGCACATATGGGCTTTATTTTGTACGCGACCGATCCGGATCTCAACGAGGAAATGGAAGAAGAGCTAGCGAAAAAAATTGAGCAAAGCCGCGGAGTGGGGAATTTTAAAAGTATGTTTATCAATATTCCCAATGGTTCGCCCGATGGTGTGAAAATTATTCCAATTGGCGATACTGGCACTAAAGATGAATTTGCTAACATCAAAAACATATCCGCCCAGGATATTTTAACCGCTCACCGATTCCCACCCGGCTTAGGGGGAATTATCCCAAGTAATGCAGGCGGATTGGGCGACCCGATCAAATTACGTGATACTTATCGACAAGATGAAGTGTTGCCAATGCAATCAATTATTAGCCAAGCCATTAATAGCGATCCTGAAATCGGAAACGCATTAAAAGTCAAGTTTTTAGACACAAAAAAAGTGGAATAAAACCGCGTTTTTAGTGTATAAATAGACAGTAATTTGCTATATTATTGTTTTTATTTTTTGGCAAAAAGTAAGGTTAAAAGAATGGCAAGAACAGTAGATATTTATTGTAATGTATGTAAATCAAAAGCCGTGATTACAAAAGCGGATCGAATACATAAAACCGATTTCAATCGGCTATATTGTTCTTGTTGTAATCCCAAATGCCAACATAAGTTCGTCGTGAACCAAGAATTTAGTCATACCACAAAAACGAGCTTATTAACCAAAAAGAACTTTTTAAAATTATTGATCGGGCAACTTTCAGAAGATGATAAGGAAGAATTAAGACAAGAATTGAGTGCATAATAAAGCCGCGAAAGCGGCTTTTTTATTGAGAAAAAAATAAAAAAAATACTTGTGTTTATTATTTTGCATAGTATAATATTAAACATCTAGCAAGGGCTAGAAACAGCAAACCCCACGCTGTTCAGAGTGGGGCTAAAATGGAGTTTAGGATATGCTAGTCAAAGTGATTATCCTAATTATCTTGCTAATGGTGGCTATGCCAGCGTTCTAAGATAATCCATCGGGAGGTCGCACCCTCCCGATGACTCCAATCTTAATGAATATTCAGATAAAAATCAAGTTTTGATGTAATAGAGGAAGACTTATGGCAAACGCAATGACAGAACACAGCAAAAAATTAAGAGCCAAAACAGCAGCCGCCCACACCAAAAAAGCCCTTGAAGAAGGGAAAGTTCGCCGAATTATGCTACAAATGCCAACAGACCTCGCCAATGAATTTGATGAAATTCTTGCCGAACTTGGCAATTCACGCCCGCAAGGAATAAAAGCCCTTTGTGAAATTTACCGCACTTACAAAAATAAAACCGCCTAGGCGGTTTTATTTTTATGCGGATAATAATTTATCTGTGGCGATTTGAGCGAGGAAACCGCTACGGCTTTTGTATTGTGGATGAGTCGAAACGTAGTTATCAATCTTGTTGATTAAAATTTTTGGTAGAGTAACATTAATTTTTTCAGCTTTGCCCATCAAGTGGGTAAGATCAACATCAACCACAGTAAAGGTAAATCCCTCATACTCTTTATTTTGCATATGTCTTTGTAAATCAGTTGGCAAAGGAATTTCTTCGCCATCTTCAAGCATTCCCTCAATATGAAATGCAATGGCTTCTTTTGCGTTAGTAAAGGCTTCTTCTAACGTATCACCCGCAGAGAAGCAACCTGGTACATCAGGCACAACAACGCCGTAAGCGTGTTTTTCATCGCCCATTTCAATTCCGATTGGATATAGCATATTTACTCCGTTATTTAATATTGTTCTGAAAGGGGGCTATTTTAGCCCCGCTTGTTTTAAGATTGAATTTACTGTTTTTATGTGTAAATCTTTTTTCGGGTGTGGGATGGTAACGCGTCCTTTCTTCGTGGGGTGCTTAAATTGGTGATGGCTTCCTTTCACTGATACAAGCACCCAACCATCCTTTTCAGCCTGTTTTATCAAATTTGCACTGTTCACGTTTCTCCCTCTTTGTTATTTTATGGGGTTATTATAACTCCAAGTAAAGGCTTTTGCAAGAGTTTTAGGGTTATTAGAGTTATTTTTATAAAAATGAGATATAGATCACAAAAACTGCCTAAGCGGTTTTGCTTTTTTATGAGCGTCGTACTGATTTTATTTTCTATAATCACAAAAAGAGAAAGGGCTACATTCTCTGATAGGAATTACTGGCAAGCTATTTTCATATTTCACAGCAAAATAAATAGCATATAATAAAAGTAACGCACCAAAAATAAATTTTAATATAGTCACTATAAATTTAATGATATTTTTAATCTTATACATTATTTCTTTTCCCTAATAATATAATTTTTTTTATAAATATTTTGCATAATATTAAAACGATAATCTGACATAAACCCTTTATTAAAATAGTAGGTTGTTTTGTGTTTACCCGTTTTTTAAATTAATCCAATAAATGCTATGGCTTTCTGCTCCTATCTTGCTGTAACTAATATCCCGATAATTTTCATAAGAAACGGGATACCATAGCCCGAATAGAGCATATTTTAGTTGATTGATAAATTTCATTTACTCTCCTCATTTTTAGGTGTAGCGGGCAAATCATAAGGCAACGCATTACGATTTACGGGTATATGACTAAAAGGCTGATAAACCATTTTCACGCCCCCATTGATTGCCAATTTCTCGCATTTTTAGCATTGAAACATAGCTTGTTTTCAAACAATCTAAGCCGTTATTCGGGGCAAATAAAACCAGTATTTGCCCTTTATTATTTTGATCGGTTTCTTCGCCCGTTTCGTTATTAATAAAAGGAATACGCCGATCCGTGATGTAAACAATCTCTTTAGCATTACGCACACATTGATTAAACCATTTCGTCGAATTATCCACATTGAGCAGCATTACTACGGTTTTGTTGTGTAGTACGGATTGCTGAATAGCCCGCATTACAAACGGCAACGGGTTAGAGTAGGGCGGGTTGCACCAACAAAAACGCCCGTTCCAGTCTGTAAGTAGGGTGTTTTGTTCTGGGCTGATGTATTTTTTCACTTTTTTATTATGTGCCATTGCACACACATCAAGATCAAATTTGATCCCGAAGTAGGCTTCTGCAAACCAAAAGACCCACCAAGGCGTAGCCCATAGGTCTTTATCTTGCTTCTTTGTATTAGATTTATTCATAATTGCATTCCTTTTTGTGAATTTAATTAATGTCAAGAAAAGAGCTTCCAGATTTTTTGCAAAATGCCGCTTGCGTCAGACAATACCGTCTGCACGGGTTGCTTGCTTTCGTTGATAACGACATCATTATTGATAATTTGTATCGAATATTTCCTATTCAAAATTAGCCTTTTACCTATCAATAATTGTTCTATCTGGTGATCATTGAGCGGCTTGGCTATCGGTCTCACTGCTTCCCTTATTTTTTGCTCTAAATTTGACCGCTCTTTAAGGTTACAGTTACTGACACAAGTCCAAGGGCGGGCAAGCCCGCCTAAGTTAGCCTCGCTTCGCTCGTGGGTTTTGGTGTGGCGATTTGGATCACCTTTCTTAATCACCCATTTTTTAAGACGGGTTAAAATAGGTTCAGCCAAGGAAAAGGCATTTTTCACCCCCTTAATTATTTTCCGTGTTTCATTGTATTTATTCGGCTCGCTGGTTTCATAGTGCATTTTGAGCGGGTTATCTTTCCGCTCACTTAAAAAACCGTTTGGCGTTAAGCAATCTACAAACGCCGCATAATCGCCCACGTCGGCACAAGTTACCGCACGAGCAAGGGTGCGATCGTCAAATTGCCACGCTTTCGGATAAGGCTTTGCTTGTGAGTGGGATAACTCAAGGCTTAACTGATTGCTGTAACCTTGGGCTTTTTGGTTGCGTTCTTCTTTCGTTACTTGGCTCGCAAGGCGACGTAACTCACGCCATAACGTAACGAATTTATCGCCGTAGAATTGGAATTGACGAATGCCCGAAAGGCTCGCCCAGGCTCTTGCTCGCGCGGCATTGTCTTTTAATCGCATTTCTGGATCTTCGTCTGAATATTCATCATCAAGGGCAAAGCCGTTGATATTTTTTGAAATGTATTTGGCAATATAGCCCGTTGGTGTACCTTTCGCGGGATCGCATTCTTCCACTTTACAGCGGTGTTCGTCTGCCCCTCGCTCGTCGCCATCTTCCTCAAGGGCTTTCAAGCGAAACAGGCGGATCACTTCGTCTTTATGCTTCGGTTGGATATAAAGCAACAAATGCCAGTGCGGCGTGCCGTCGTGGTGTGGCTCGGCGACACGCATACCATAAAAGGCAATGCGACGCTTTTTGAGTAAGGCACGGAAGCGTTTCCATACCTTATTCAAATAGCTCTGCGTTGTCTTTGGTGTTGCTCCGTTATATTTTTTATTTTCCTTTCCGTTTTCGTGGTATGAATGGTATTTGCTCGGGGCGGTTAAGGTTAAAAATAACGCCATATGCCCTTTTTCCTCCGCCCACTCTTCAATGCCGCGTAAACGGTTCATTAGCTCTTTACGACGTAACGCGGGATTGCTGGAACTTTTGAAATACATATCGAACAGCTCGGCTTGCTCGGCGGGGTCGTCAATATTTTCTACGATCATTTGCTTCAAAAAATCGTGATTTTTCTTGATTTGATACGTCCACTCTTTGAAGCCCTCGTTAGAAATATATTGAGCCAACCCACGACGCACGCCACCGCACGCAATGGCGATATGTTCTACCATTTGCTTTTGTGTGGTTCGCATACGTTTAAACCAATATTTTTCACACGCCATACGGCAAAGAGCGGCATCGACAATTTCCCCTTTCAATTTCTTAGCGTTTTTGTGGCTTTCCCAATGGTTCATCGGGAAGCCGATTTTTTCGCAAAGTTCGCCGCATTGTTGGTAGAGCTTAAAAAAATGTTGCTGAATTTCCACCGCACTTAATGGCTCGGTTTTGTGCTGTTTTGCAATACGTTTTACATAGTCATAATGATGTCGATTAAAGGCACTGGCTAGCTGGTCGGCAATGGCTTTTAACTTGGTTTTTGTGATCAAATAAAACGGCGTGCTGGCGTGATTGCGTTGCTTGCTTTGCCAACGTGCGTAGTAGTGTTTGTTTTTTTCTTCGTGATATTCCGCATTCAGGAATTTTTTGTATTTTTCATTTAGGGCGGTGGCGTTGAATTGAGGATCGCTTAGCAAATCTTCTAACCATTTTGAATTTCCGCCCTGAAAAGCGATAAAGGAAAATAGCTCCTCAAGATTTATCGAATGTTTGCTGAACACCAACTCCAACCGCCCGCCCAAAGCACGCAGCCAAGTATTGGCGTGATAACGTTGCTTATTGCCACAAGCAAAGGCAATCGACCCATCATCTTTCACGCTGCGATATTCTCGCAAATATAAATGGCGAAAATGCTCACGCAACCTTGCTCGGGGGAATTGTTTTAAAAAGGCTTCGACAAATTCATACTCTTCTGGCACGGTTTCAAACAGTTCCAACTGTGCCGAGGTGAGTTGTTCATCGGGATCGCGTTGCGGTTTATAGGGAATAGGTGGCGACACCTGAAAGAAAGGTTCAGGGCTTGCTGCTGTGGAATTGCTAGAAGGAAGTAATGACATCACAACCGCCCTGAAAATGGATTATTGACTAACTGATAACGCTTTGATTTCTTTAACTTCGCCTAAAATGGCTTGTAACGTGCTTGCACAATCACGCAAACTATTCACGTCTTCATTGTTTAACTCGCAATGCTCAAGGGTTTCAACCACCGCTTCAAAGTTACGGCAAAGTTGCCCTTTTGAGCGTTTCCACACGCCCTCATTATTGAGTGTGAGCTGATAAAGAATAAACCCGTTATCATTGACACAAAGTTGATAACGATTGGAAAGTTCGATAATGTGTTGATGTTGGATTGTCATTGTGGTTGCTCCTTAATGAATATGATGTTTTAAACGCATAACACGCACTAAATCCGCCGCTTGTCTTCGGCATTGTGCCGCTTTGTTTAAAAAGTATTGCTTTCTCGCTTTATCGCGTTTTGCATAAGTTAAAAAGGCGTTATGGCTATCTACCCAATAAAACATCGCCCCTTTTGCCACATTGATATTCAAACGGCTCAAATTAATTGTGTGTTGCATTGTATTTTTCCCTTGTCATTAACTGATCTTGTGTGGTGTAGGTTTTTAACGTGCTGAAATCGGGTAACTGATTGGCTAACGTCCGTATTCGCCACATTGCCCTTGCAATTTTTCTATAGCCTTCGTTGGTGTAGTTTTCTAAGCGTAAATCCGATAAATAAGGCGTTTTTAAATCCCCGCTCTCTGTGCCTGCAAGGGCAATCACACAACCCTTTTCGGGTTGAGAAAGGCGATTAAAGGCTTTGGTTATCGGATCTTTATCTCCTAACACGTTACGGCAATAGGCGATCCCCCTTTGATTGACTTCTTTCGGGGTTGGGATAATCGTAGGAAATTCAGTAAATACCATTCTCAATTCTCCAAATTTGCACCGCGACAAACCTCGCTTTCTGCCCGTTAGGGCAAGTGGTAATAAGCCGTTTCCCTAACGGGGTGATTTCTATTTTTCCTTTAGTCTGAGTGGATTGGGTGCGTTTTTTCATTGTCAGCCCCGTTGGTTTTGCTGTATCCTTGCGTATAAATTTCGACTAACTCGCAACTTAACTTAAAGAGGTCATCATATGTCTGTTCCCCAAAAGCAAAACGTTCAAACACAGCAAGCACGTTTAAACGAGCTTGAGATGAAAGTAGCATTTTTGGAAACGCTGAATCGCTCACTGGTGCGGGCGTTGGTTCGTTCTCCAACACTTGATGATTTTCTTGACGTTTTTGAGCAAGAGACTGTTCACGCAAGCGACGCAATTGCTGAAGCGTCTCCCGAATTAGCGGAAATCTTTGATTGCTACTTGGCTGGGGTGTTGGGTGAGAAGAAACAGGATTAATCGCTTGCTTAACTTCCTCAATGGCTTTTCTCACTGCGGAAAGCTCATTACCCGTTTTTTGATTAATGATGGTTAATGTTGTCAGGGTGTAGCTTGATGCTTCTAATTTAATATAAATTTCACGTTGATTTAATTTTTTCATTTTCTCCACCTTATAAATTTTCTTTAAAATCCCACCGCACTTTGATTGGTGCGGTTTTTCCATTCTGTTAACCTAATTGATCGACATAAAATTCAATAACGCCTCTCAACCTAACCAACAGCTCCTGTCTGCTCGGTTTTTTAATCACTTGAAAACGTTGTGCCGCCTCCGTTAAGATAAGTAATTGCAACAGCTCAACAATCACATTCGTTGTTTTTACATTTAACGCATCAAGTAGAGGGACAAATAATGCAATATGACGATATGGAGAGATTTCACCCTGCAATGGCAGACCAAGAGAGCCAACAACCGACACAAGAGGAAAAAAAGCAACAGGATATTCACCCCGACAACGGCTACTGCTTGTTGGAATGTTTTTGTAAGAGTTGCCTTGCGAGTTCGCAAGCGGATCGGCTTTCTGAAAATAACATTCAGCAACTTTACCAATTAGGGCTTGAACTGAAATTATTTCAGCCTGCGGATTTTGCGTTTCATCTTCGCCGTTTAACGGGCTTGTTAAATCAGTTGCACCGATCCCAACAAGCCGATCAACTCGCCGCGCTTGCACTTGCAATAGATCCAAGGCTAGAACGGGATATACCGCTAAATCAGCAAATTCGTAACGCCCGTGCGAAAAGGTTAGCAAACAACGATTATTATCAGCGTAAGAATGGGTTTGCTGATGATGTGTATTAAGGTTTAATTTTTCCATTTTCTCCACCTATAAAATTATCAAAAATCCCACCGCACTTTGCTTGGTGCGGTTTTTATTGCTGTCTTGCTGCCTCTCGGGCGAGGGCAATCATATTGATATAAATTCGCCCCTTTTCTGATTGGCGTTCAAGGACAGGCAGCCTTCCCGCTTGGACTAAATCCCGCACCACTTTTTCTGTTTTGCCAATGCGTTTTGCATATTCCGAAACAGGCAAAAAGGGGGTATCCACCGTAATATTAATGTATTGCTTAATGATGACTTGGTTATTGCCCGTGCCATTGACGGTTTGGCGGGTTACCGCCTTGTTTTGTTGTCTTCCCATATTGCCTCCTAAAGGGTTGTTTGGGGTGTTTCTTTTTTCTTGCGAGCCTCAATCGCCTCAAGGATTAAAAGGCGGGCAGTTGCTGATTCACTGCGGTGTTCTTGATTGGCTAACTGCTTCACTGATTGGCGTTCCTCATCATTCAGCATTACGCCAAAGATTTTTCTTTTGTTCATCTTTGCTCCTTCTTTGTGCTATAATCATCTTTAAATAGCTTTAATCTTCTTTTTGTTGATTAAGTCTTCTTAATGTGTATTTTATCCTCTTTTTGTTCTTTGTAAGGAGCAAATTGTTTATTTTTTTATTGTTGGTGAATTAATGAACGTAGAAGAAATTTTAGAAAGATTAAAAACATTAACGGTTTCAAAGACTAATAAAGAATTAGCTGAAAAATTGAACTTGTCGTCTGATAAGGTTGTTTCAAATTGGAAAATTCGCAATTCCATACCGTTAGACATACTTCTACTCATACGAGAACAATATCAATGCAATATGGATTGGCTTTTGTTTGGAGAACAGCCAGATACATTAACTACAAATGAAAAACTTGTATTAATGGCATTTAATAACCTAAGTGATCGTAAAAAAGTTGAATTTATGGCAAAAATAATGGGATTAGATACAAAAGATAATTCTGCTCCTATTGTTCAAACTGTGCTGGGACACGGCAATAGTCTTGTTGCTGGGGTCAAAGATAAATAGATAATTTAAAAATGGAAAAGATGTGATGACATCTCTTAAAATTTTAAAAGAGCTTAAGCAACCTCATAAAATAGATTTTTGGTATGAGTTTGAAGATGAAACAAGGGAACGGATAATTAGTTACTTAGTGGGTATTGCAGATTTAACTCCTGATAGTAGTGATGAAGATTGGGAGCCAGCTTTTCTTTTGGCTGATGATATTGAGGCTGAAAAGTATTATTTTGTTGCAGCCCGTCGTATTACGTCAAAAGTTAAGGTCAGATCTGGAGATTATTTTTATCCTGAAGAAATTATTACAAAAGAGTTTCTTAATGATTTAGAAAATGGCAAATATGATAAAAAATTGAAAAATTTCAATGATTACGATTCTAAGCAAGAAATTATTTGGAATGGAAAGCCCTTTGATTTTTCTTACCCATATCAAGGTGGCTTTAGAAAACTAAGATTGGATTATATTCTATATAATTCAGAAAAACAGGGTATTTATTGGAAATGTTTTTGTTATACCCGAAAAGCCGCACGCACATTTAAGCAAGAGAGTTTTAAAAATACGATATTCTTTAATGATAAAGAATATTCTATGAATGATTTTTATATTGAGGTTTTAAAAGTAAATCCCGATACAGGGGAGATTTTAGAATAAAACTGAATGAATTGCTTATATGACAGTGTAAGCAAAAGAACAACTTACCCCCGTGGTCAATGGCAATGCGAACAAAGTCGCGATTGGGGATAATAATTTAATTGGGTGAATGATGATTGATTTTTGTGCATATTCTAAAAGGGCTTCTTCGTAGTATAATGGCTTAAACACACTAGGAGGTTATTATGACGAAGAAAAATCAACATTTAAAATTTGAAAAACACAAGAAAAAGAGATGATGCAAGCGGTTGTTTTGCACCTTAGCGAAACAGAGCAACGCTTGGAGCAAAAACGTAAGGAGTTTGAAGATGTCAAACAATGTGGAGCAAGGCTTACCAAACATAGATTTTCTTACTGATTTTATTCAATGTAAAGCCCAAAAATTGACAGATGGCAAATTATTAGAAATGCCGCCGCAAGTATTTAATCGAGCTTTTCTTCCTTTCCTTGAACCCGTTGAGTGTTATCAGCAGGTTTTTTGTCTTTTTGATCGAAATCAAACTTTTTTTCTTGTGCCGCCTTTAGGCAATCTCATTGATGGGTGTTATTTGATAAAAATAGGTGGCGTTTATGCCATTCGTCATTTAACCCTTTTACCAGATGATAAAGTGATGATCGATTTTGAGCAGTTTTTTACCTCGTGCCGTCGTGATGAAATAGAAATCATCGGCAAAGCAATTTTAAAAATGGAGAAGATGTAATGAAAAAATTAATGTCCCTTGCAGTAAAAGAAGAGGGCTACGATGAATTTTTGGCTGAACAAATTGCTAAAGGCATTGCGGAGATTGAAGCGGGCAATGTGATTGAGCATAGTGATTGGTTAGCTGGTATTAATCAATTTACCGATCAGTTAATTATGGAACTTGAGGAGGCAACACAAGAAGAGGATAGTTTATTGTATGCCAGCTAAAAGATTGATTGTTACACCCAAAGCGGATAATGAAATTAAATCTATTTTGGCTGATGTTCAGGCATACACGGGGTCAATTCCAAGCCTTATCAAATTAAAAAATGCCTTTATTGAGCGGTTTAATTTGATCGCCTCTTTTCCCAAAGCGGGGAAACGTCGAGATGACGGCACAAGAGAAACATTTTGCCGCCATTATCGTATTGTTTACCGTGAATCTGATGATTGCATTGAAATTATTACCGTGATTCATTCACGCCGTAAATATCCGCAAGATGAATAGTTAAAAATGGCAGTTCGTAAGGATTTAAGCAAAGGCAGCAAGTGGCTAGCTGACTTTTACCAAAACGGTAAACGCATTCGCAAATGGTTTTTAACCAAGGGCGAAGCGTTACGTTATCAAAATCAGCACAGCCAAGAAAACGATGAACTAGCAGATATTGAGTGGTCAATGCCAGATGATGATAGCCCAACGCTGAAAGAGTTAATCAAAGAATGGTATGAGCTACACGGGCAAACTTTATCAGACGGTGAAAATCGTTTAAATAAGCTACTTAATCTTGCCACAAACTTAGGTGATTTAAAAGCCAACGCACTAAGCAAAGAAACTTTTGCGGAATATCGTAAACAACGCCTTGCGGGGAATTTTCTAAAAACCCAAAACGCCCACCGAAAGAAGCCACGGTAAACCGTGAACACGCCTATCTGCGTGCCGTTTTTAATGAAATGCGTAATCTAGGTAAATGGAAAGCGGGAAATCCGTTGGAAGGCGTACGCTTATTCAAAGAGGCTGAAACGGAACTTGCTTTTTTGTATAGCGATGAGATCGAGCGGTTATTGATTGAATGCGATAATTCCCGCAATAAAGATTTAGGGCTAATTGTGCGAATTTGCCTTGCAACGGGGGCAAGATGGAGCGAAGCAGAACAGCTTACTCAATCGCAAATAATGCCTTGTAAAATTACTTATACTAACACAAAATCTAAGAAAAATCGCACAATCCCAATTAGCAAAGAACTTTATGATATGTTGCCTAAAAAACGTGGGCGTTTATTTAATGACGCTTATGAAGCATTTGAAAATGCGGTGGAGCGTGCCAACATTGACTTACCAAAGGGGCAATCTACCCACGTTTTACGCCATACTTTCGCCAGTCATTTTATGATGAACGGGGGTAATATTCTTGTGCTAAAAGAAATATTAGGGCATTCCACCGTTGAAATGACGATGCGTTACGCTCATTTCGCCCCATCTCACTTAGAAAGTGCAGTAGCACTCAACCCATTGTCTAACCTAAAAAGGGATTGATTTTTTCAAAATCCCTTGTTCTTTTTGGTGTCTATTGGTGTCTATTTTTGTGTAAGATTGTTTATCTTTGTTTAAGATTGTTTATTTAATTTATCGATTTATCAATAACTTATTGATTTTATTTGTTTTTAAAAA